ACTACGCCCAATAACACTACCTGTTTGGAAGTAAAGGCGCAATGCATCTTCAGGATTATAAGCTTGACCTGTACCTAAGTCTACTTCATTTAAGCCATCAGCATCAATGAAGACACCATCCGGTACAGTACGAGCAATGACTTGCTGTAGCTTTAAGTGTGTTAGCTGAATTAAATCAGCAAATGGTATCATTCTGCGCACAAGCGACTCGATAACACCCTTATACATTCTTGGTGCAACAGCTACATAGTTAGGTAGCGCATGTTGACTTGCAGACTTTGGTCTAACCATATTCTCTGCAAGCTCCCACTTAAGTAAGAAGTTGGTACCCATTACCATAACGCCATTATACCATACGTCAATGGTCTTCTCAATCTTCTCGAACTTACCCTCCTCCATCATCTCGACAGGAGGATTGAATTGGTCATTCTTCTCAATCATGCGAGAGTTTCCACCCTCAAGAATCTTTTTCTTATATACCACCTTCTTAGTGGTCTTGTAATTAAAATATAGTAAAGTGCAAGTATCACGATAGAACAAGCTGTTCTCGTAAAATCTTGCTACGTTGTAATAGTCGTACCAACTTTGTGAGTATTTTGAAATCTCCTCCATTTGCTCACGTGTAAGCGTTGGGTCAATCTTCAAAAGCTCAGTCATTGGAAGAGTCTTAATCTCCCCCCAATAAAAACAATCATTAAAATAAGGGTCCTCAGTGTAGCTATATACGACATTGGCAGGGTCTACATAAGACACCTGAACGCCTGCTCCCGGAAGGAACTCGTGTTTAGCTACGCCGATGCCAAGAACAGTCATATCGTAATCAATACGCTTACGTGTATCTTGGTAGTGGTTCTCGTCAAAGATTGTATTGATAGCTTCTTCTTGTGCTATCTCAATTGCAGGCTTATAGTTAAGCTGCATATACAAAGATAACTCCTCGTCAGTTTCAGGTAGCTCTTCGGGGTCTGTTGTAAATGTATTGATACCGGTTGCAGATTGTATTCTTTCTAATACATCTTTTGCTACCATCTGTCCTTCAATCATGTCTTGATACTTACTACGTTTAGCTTGAGACATTGCATCTTGTGCGTATGCCTTTACTTTGAACAAGCGGTCAGACATTCCATTAACGACAATGTCTACAAACTTTGGAAGAATAGGAACGGGAGTCCAATCTAAATTTAGATATGATAAATCTCCGTCTATTGCAAGTTCATTTTTATACTTCTCAACGGACTGCTCTCCACGTGCGTATAAACGCAGACGATGGAAGTCACGCCATTGGTTATAATATCTGCATTGGTTACCGTCCTTACGGAACCACTCGTACTGAATAGCTTGGCCAACTTGTAGACCAAAAGCGTCAGAGGCCTTCTCGGCGTCAGATACAAACTGACTCGGGAAAGCTGTTGTTGATATGTTTACTGTAACATCTTTCATCTAATAAGTTGACTTATATTTCCACTATTAGTGTACCTTGCGAAATTAACGCTAATTTTCGACTCTTTTTTCTCAGGTAAATATACGTGTTTTTGATTTGCCATAATAGCTAAACCCGAACTGATTGCAGCGTCATGTTTAGTTCTGTCGTTAATATCAAACTTAGCCCAATCTTCAAGTGTCCTTGTAAAAGGCATTGAGCCAATTTCATCAGGCGGTCTATATGTGCCGGCAGTATCAAATCCAATATACTTTTCTATGTATGTCTCAATAGCTGTTGCGTGAGATTGCTTCACTTCTTCTGATGAGTTTGGTATCCCTCCAAGCTCTCTCTCAGTTTTACTCAACTTGTTGAGTATTCTATCCGGCCTGTTCATACAGAAGTGTCTATACCCCCTATTCTTGAAGTGGTATAGCAGGCGAGGTTTGTTGTTTTCAGCAAGCATTGGCATGCCATAAAACACGCAGGCCATCAAGACCTCTTCAAAAAATATCTCAGCTGTCTGAGGACGAGCAATATATTCTAAGAAGAACTGATTAACAGGAGCGTCATCCATGTGATACTTGGTCATTCCATGAAGCGAACCATTCGACCCTCTACCACCAACAACAGCAGATATATCATAAGGGTCACAACCGAATGTACCAAGGTGTTCATTGCCGGGGTATTTTACTCCACTTCGAGTGGACACATTATTCTGCATGTGAAGAGGTGGAACCCAACTAATCAAAAATCTACCACGTGAGTCAGGAGTCCATACTACTTTGTTATCTTTCTCACCATCCTTCCAATGAAATGTTCCACGTGAAACAATTTGTCCTTGAATCTGTGAATCATTAAAGTCAATCTGCTGATATATCTTGGTAAGGTTGAATAGTGAAGACTTAGTCTCATCCCTAAACGCATGTCCTTCGGTGCGTGGGAACTGCCTGTAAAATTCATTGAGTGCATCTGAGTCATTCTTCAAAGACTCCACCTCAGCCTCCCAATAATCAATAGCACCATTAATTATATCCTGACCGTCTACACCAATGATAGGCTCTTTAGGTTTGCGCAATACAGGCATCCCATGCCTGTCGATAAATCCCTCCATATTCCATTCCATTGGAATAAATAATGAATACATCCCACTTTTGGTCTGTCCGTTTGCATTCCGATTAAATATGTTAGAATCTTCGTACAATTTTTTGTAGTTATCACCACCTTTGCTAAGGGCATTGGAAGTTGAACCCATCATGCACTTGCCAATTATCTTGCTACCTACCCTAAGACAGGTCTTGGTAACACGCCAATTGTTCAAAATATTATTTGGCTTCACCCATTTGGCGCTATTCATACTGATGGTAAAATCTGATAGAATAAGCTTTCTCTCATCATCATTTTCTGCGTCTACTTGTATCCCAACATATTCTCCATTGTCAAGATACTCAACTGAGACCTTATTTCTTCTACCCCTTGAAACAGGAACATAGTCTACGTAAGACTTTTTTTGAGTAATTAGTGGGATTCTTGATAAATCCCCTGACAGACTTATTCTATAAACATTAGTATCAAAGTTTGAAACTTCATTTGATACATTGCTACAGCTTATACCACAAGAAAGAGCAAGTATTCTAATTTGTTGAATTAAATCCAACCTACTCATTCCAATAGTTATTGCGTTTTTACTCTTACAGCAATGACCATCTGTTTCTATTAGTCCTGCTAATAACTGAAGTCGAGTCTCAATTGATGACTTCATGTACATTTCAGGAATATGTTTATTATTATAAACGCCTATTTTACGCAGTTCAGAATTAATACCCTTAAATGCAAACTCTACAATTTTTTTAGAAGTACTTTTTTTTAATTCAAAGTCAATCCCTTTTATTTGAGCTAATCTGCCTAAATATTGCAATATCTCAGGTTCTTCTTCTTGATTGACAAGTATAGTAAAAGCAGAAGACCTGCCATCACCAAGCCATAAGCCTAAAAGATATGGAGGTATCCCTTCAAATTTATCCTCCATTTCAACCCCCTTAGAAGTAACTCTTGTCAAGTGTTGTTTGACAAACTTTGACTTAGACAGGTACTCTTCAGGTGTCATTATAACCTCCTCATGTCTACGAGCATTATTTCTCGAATTAAACATATACCGATTAAATACCAATCGATGATTCTTTGTTACGATATAATCATGGCCATGAGGTTGCTTTACTAAATATCTATCTGTCACGCCCTCTACACGCTTCATTACAGTTTTTATCCTACCTCCTTCAACCATAACTTTATCACCAACATTAATATCCTTTATTGACCTAAATGTAAAGTCAGCCATTAATATAAGAGTATCAGGAGCGTAGCACTCATCATGGGCAAGAAATAATAATTTCTCTCCATCGTAGGAGTTCTCCTCGGTGTTCTTCCAATCTATTGTAGTATCGAGACCATCGACACTACTTTCAGTAGTGTTGGTCATGTTCTTCTTGGTAATCTTTGAAGCCGGTACCCTATAGGCAAGTTCTGTCTTTGGTTTGTCCATCCCATCCATAATAGGACGGAAGAAGAATGGCAGTCTTCCATTTATAGGTACCACCTTATCGGTGAACATCTTCTTGGCGTCAGCACCTGTCTTTGACAAGATACCAATACGGGAGTCACGAGCAAGCGTGGCAATGTTTACGCACTCTGATGATGACATGAACGAGAATCCTGAACGTCTTATCTTCAGGTATATCATACCAAAGCACCGTAAGTCAGCCCGGCAAGCCTCCCAAAATATATAGAATATCCTGTTGGCTTCTCTGAAATCAGGATACCCAACGTCAATGCTTGACCACTGCAAGTACATATAATGAGAACCTGTAATATATGTTGGCTCTCCATTGTTCATGAACCACATGCCATTCTCCCTGCGGTCAAACTCCTCCTCAATATAATCAACCCACCTGTTTTTAAACTCGGCAGGCATCTCGTTCCATTGAAATATAGATTGAATCTTGGATAGGTCACGTGGCAGTTGCTGTCTCTCCCAATATTGTTCTGATGGTTTTGTGTGTCTTTGAAGACACTCTTTAGGAGCTAATGGCAAAGCAATAGTAAGACCTGCGATATTTATAATATCACCAATCTGACCGGTCTTTGATATAACGACCATGTCATACTGCTCATGATACCCATACCTCCAAGCCTTTAATGTATTCTTCTTGGAGATTGCGTTCTTTGGCACGTAATCACTGACGACTCGATATAGACCTTCGTTCTGCAAATCCTTGTTTTGTTGTTGTTACTCCACTATCAATCATGTTAAGCGATTCCTTCTCTGCCTCAATCTTACTGAGAATCTCAAAGGCATCAAAGATGGCAAGCTTCTTGGAAGCTGCTGCGTTTTTTAATCTGTCTGCTGCAAGCTCATCGTCTTGGTCAGGCTTGATAATATCCTCCTTAGCCACCTTGATAAGCTGCTCAACGGCTTGGTATCCTGCCTCTATTATTCGTGACTTTATATCATTCATAATACCATTGTTATTTGGTGGTCGAATATCCTATACAGTTTCTCTCCATCCACATCAAACTCATATTCGCTATCAGGCTTGAAGCAAACAGTGTCCCCCTCTTTTACCCCTTGGGTTAGGAGATATGCGTTGGGGTATACTATCTTACCCATAAGGGGCTCATGTGTAAATGGCTTCTTAATATACGACTCAGTTGCAGGTACAGGCTTGACAAAACAAAAGCGACCATGTGTATGCCACAAGCCATCACGCTTGTACATATAGAATTGGTCAGGCTCTACAAAGAAAGTATCATCCTTGAAGAACGAGCGGCCACTTTTCCGGTTGCCTCTGATGTCGT